TGATACCAGCCTATTAAACTGCCCCAGCAGACGATATACCGATTAATAGGCTTAACTTGTATATAGGAAAATTCTCATGGGATTCGCTACTCACCTAGGCCCTTGGCTATTAGGCACAAACCGTTACACTTCTGGAACTACTGCTGCTACTACTGAAAACATGGGCTGTACTGTTGTTTCTCAGTCTGCTAACGTTGTTTTTGGTACATTAACTGGCAACTTAATTTCCGTTCCAGCTGGAGCACAAATTGTTGACGTTAAAGTTGTTACTACTACCGTATTTAGTGCTGCCACTACTTGCGTATTAGACCTTGGCGGAACAGCATTTACTACCACTGGCACAATTACCTCTGTTGGTTCTGTAACTTTAGGCGCTAATGCAACAACTCCTGGTGGTTGGTTAAATGTTGGTTCTTCTGACATATTTGTTTCCTACACACTAGCTGGTACTGCATTGTCTACAGGTGCTGCAACAATTATCGTTACGTACGCTGTTCGTGCTTCTAACGGTGCGCAAAACCCAACTGGCTCACAAAATTAATCTTACGGGTTAGGGTTTTCCCTGACCCACTTAAATCTTTAGGAGATTAATTATGATGCAAACGGACGTAAAAGCAGGACATCTTAACAATTCTGGTTTTGTTGTTTTGGGTCGTAATAGGCTTAAAGCTGTTTCTACAGTTGGCACAGCTACGGCTGGAACATTAGACATTTTTGACACAACCACAGCCCCTGTTTCTGCTACATATGCAAGGACTGCTGCGGTTATCACCGTTACAAAGGTAGCTCACGGCTTGGTTACTGGAGACGTGGTTGGTATTGCTTTTGCTACAGCTAGTGGATCATCTGGCACAAACGGAAACTACTCAGTTACACGCACAGGCGCAGATACTTTTACCGTTACAGACATCAACTCTGGAACAATTGCGGGCGGAACGGTAGCGATATACGCATCACGCTGGATTGCCAGTTACGACATTGGCGCAGGTGACCTGTTTGGTAATTTTGCGTTAATTCCAGGCGAAGGGGTGATTGTTCAGAATGGTATCTATTTGAACATGAGCAACATAACTTCTGCCAACGTTTATTACGGATAAAAAATGTCAGAAACGACTCAAGCGCAGGGTTCATATGACTTAGCAGGGCGGAAGATCATGTTAGGTCTTCCAACCTACGACTTCAAAGTAACTGCAAAGCTGGCTATTTCGCTGGCTTCTTTTTGCGTTCAAGCACAAAGACACGGTGTAGATATTCAGATTTGCAATATTTCTGGATGCTCCGTAGTGTCTCGTGTACGCAATTTAATTGCTAAAGACTTTTTAGACTCAGACTGTACAGATCTGATGTTTATTGATTCAGACATCAATTTTGAAGCGGAAGACATTTTCCGCCTGATGGCATGGAATAGCGACCCTAAGAAGGGTATTGTTGCTGGTATTCCAGTAGCCCGCAAAAAAGGCAAGGTCTATATCTCTACATTAGATACTGACGAAGACGAAAATATCTTTATGAACTACATGGGTTTGGTTAAAGCTAAACGTGTAGCTACAGCCTTTATGTTGATTCGTAGAGAAGTGTTTGAGAAATTAAAAGATGCGCATCCAGAGTGGATTTACCACGATGAAAAGAAGGTTGGAGATGAAGTAATTGCTTTCTTTGACTTTGCACTCAAAGATGGCGAGTACATCGGAGAAGACTTCTTATTCTGTGACCGTGCAAGAGAAATAGGTTACGAAGTATGGATCGACCCAACAATTAAACTAGGTCATATGGGCATGGAAGAGTTTGCTGGAGCTTTTGGCGAAGACTATCTGTATCCATTAATGAAGTCTATTGAATCCAAAAAGGATGCTGCGTAATGGCTACTAAGAAAAAGGGAGTCTCTCTTGCGATTGGTCGTGGTGAAAAGTTGCCTGTATCTAAGGGCGCTGGGCTTACCGCCAAAGGTCGTGCTAAGTATAATAAAGCTACTGGCTCGAATCTAAAGGCTCCACAGCCTGAAGGCGGATCTAGAAAGAAATCATTTTGTGCCCGTATGTCAGGGATGCCAGGTCCAATGAAGGATGAAAAAGGCAGACCTACAAGAAAGGCTGCCTCTTTAGCGAGGTGGAAATGCTAAACATGATGGAACTCTGGACGGGCGGGTTAACTATATTTGTAGCCCTCATTGGTTATATGATGCATGAAAAGTTCAATGAATTAAAACGCATTGATATTTTGTTAAACAAAACAAGAGAAGAGGTGGCTCGTGATAACGTTACTAAAGCAGAAGTTGAACGCATTGTTGAACACATGGACGCAAGGTTTAACAAGCTTGAAAGCAAAATTGACGAGCTTATTCGGAAATAAATAATGCCAAGTGTCTCTAAAAAACAACACAATTTTATGGCTGCAATAGCCAAAAACCCAGCTTTTGCTAAGAAGGTTGGAATGAAGCCCTCCGTTGGAGAGCATTTTTTAAATGCCGATAAAGGCAAAAAATTTGGGAGTGGTGGCATGAAAAAGATGCGTAAATTTGCAGATGGGGGTTATTCCGATGATGATATGGAATCAAATTCAACAAGAAAAAACCGTGCAATGGAGGCTATATTTAGGGAAGAAAGTAAACCTAGATTGCCAGGTGAAGATATTGAAAAAACAAATGTAAATCCAGTTACCAAAAAAATAAAAGATGTTGCTAGCGCTTTTGGTCAAGGGATGATGGGCGGTGCTGGTGCTGTTGGTGCTGGTGCAAAAGCTGCTGCAATGCGGGCACGTGGCATGAAAAAAGGTGGCATGGCTCACTCAGAAAAAGGTGAGATGAAGAAAGACCTTGCCCAAGACAAGAAAATGGTTAAAAAGGCTGTTGGTATGCATGATAAACAACAGCATGGCGGCAAAAAAACAAACCTATCTACCCTTAAAAAGGGCGGTAAAGTTTGTATGGCTCGTGGTGGCGGCATTGAAATTAAAGGCAAAACCAAGGGCACCATGATTAAGATGAAGGGTTGCTAAGATGAAAAAGAAGCTGCGCAAGTTTTCTGAAGGTGGTTTTGAAACTGCTGTAGGTCAATCTAGAATTGACGAGGACACTCGTGCCCGTGCAATGCGTTCCGTAATGCCTGATGATTCTCCAGCTGGCACCTCTACTTACGGTGAAGAAAATGCTTCTCCAGTTACAGTTACCAAAACCAAAACCTCTGTTACTGCTCCTGTAAAACCTAAAGCCGATGCGCCATATAGTAAACCTGCAGGTAATTATGTTAACCCAGAAAAAGGTCTTGAGCGTGTTGAGCCAGAAAACTATATTCCTGGCGCTGGATTGCTTAAAGGTATGCTCAAGCAAGTGGTTAATATGGGTGCAAAGCGCACAGCTAAAGAAGCTGCTGAAGGCGCAGCTAAGAATGTTACTCGTAGAGCTGAAGAAGGCTTTAACCCGTCTGAAGCTTTGGATGCATTAAAGCCAACCAGAAATGTTTCTGTTAAAGGCAAAGATATTCCTGTTAAGCAGGGTAAGCCAAACTTTGGTAATTCAACTGAAGGAAAAGGCGTTAAAGAAGTAGCCACTAAATCTGGCAAGAAGATTCCAGTTAAGCGTTCTATGGATGATATGATTGATGATGGTGGTGCTGGTGCGTTTAAACGTGGTGGAGCAGTTCGTTCTTCAGCATCTAGACGTGCTGATGGTTGTGCAATTCGTGGAAAGACAAGGGCTTAAAAATGAAAAAATTCCAAACAGGCGGTGTTTCTAATCAGAGTTATAGAGAAGAAAAACAAAAAGAAATTGAAAATAAAAAAATAGAGCGTGAGGCAAAAGCACAAGCTCAAAAAGAATCTATGGCTCAAAAGGTTTACAAAAACGCTGTTGCGGATTATGAACGTGAATTAAAAGTAGATCCTCAAGATACCAATCCAATTGGTTATAAAATGCGTAAATTTGAAGACACAGTCGGAGATAAATTACGCTCTATAGGTAAAAATGTCTTTGGAACCAATAAAATGACAAGCATGGATGACGAAGCGCAAATGCAAGCCCGTAAGGATGTAAAGGGATACAAAGCTGGTGGCAAGGTTTCCTCAGCTTCTAAACGTGCAGACGGATGCTGTGTTAAGGGTAAAACCCGTGGGAAAATGGTATGAGACCTAGCAGGGGAATGGGAGCTATCTCCCCTTCTAAAATGCCTAACGGGAAAAGAAAAGCCCGTAGGGATGACACCGACTTTACTCAGTTTAAAGAAGGCGGCAAGGTTAATGCTGCTGGCAATTACACAAAGCCTAGCTTGCGTAAACGGATTGTTTCTCAAGTTAAAGCTGCTGCAACACATGGTACTGGCGCAGGTCAATGGTCAGCTCGTAAAGCGCAATTAGTGGCAAAAAAATATAAGGCGGCTGGCGGTGGATATAAATGAGTGGATTAGCAAAATCGCAAAAATCTTTAAAGGCTTGGGGAGACCAGAAGTGGACAACCAAGTCAGGGAAACCATCGTCCAAGACGGGGGAACGGTACCTGCCAAAAAAAGCAATAGAAGCCCTAAGCCCGCAGGAGTACGCAGCAACGACAAAAGCAAAACGAGCAGGAAAAGCACGGGGACAGCAGTTCGTGCCGCAGCCGCAAAAGGTAAAAGCAAAAGTAAAGCCATTTAGGAAAATATGAGCACATCTGGTTCAACTACATTTAACCTAGACCTTAATAACCTCATTGAAGAGGCTTTTGAGCGTTGTGGTCAAGAGTTGCGTACTGGTTATGATATGCGTACTGCTCGTAGGTCATTGAATCTAATGACAATTGAGTGGGCTAATCGTGGTATTAACCTATGGACTATTGAACAAGGTCAGATTGAAATGGTTACTGGACAAGCTATTTATCCTGTTCCCGTCAATACGATTGATCTTTTAGATACTGTTGTTCGCCAAAATAACGGTATTCAAAGCACTCAAATAGACATCAATATTACTCGTATTTCAGAGTCTACTTACTCTACTATTCCAAACAAGTTAACTACTGGTCGCCCTATTCAGATGTGGTTTAACCGCCAATCAGGGCAGTCTAATCTAACCTCTGTGACCTTAAATGGCACAATTAATGCTACGACCACATCTATTACTGTTAGTGACGCTAGTGCCCTTCCTATCGGTGGATTTATTAAGATTGATAACGAAACCATTAGCTACGCTAACGTTGTAGGCAATGTATTAACAAACTGTTATCGTGGTCAAAACGGTACTACAGCAGCTGCCCATACAACAGGCGCAGCTATTACAGTACAAAACCTTCCTTGTATTAACGTCTGGCCCACCCCCGATGCTGGTGGCAGTCCTTATACATTTGTTTACTGGAGATTACGCAGAATACAAGACGCTGGCACTAACGGCACGGTAGAGCCAGATATTCCTTTCCGTTTGCTGCCTTGCATGGTAGCGGGATTGGCTTTCTATTTGTGCCAGAAGTTACCAGATGCTTTACCAAGAATGCAATTTTTAAAAAGCGAGTACGAAGAACAATGGTTGATGGCATCTACGGAGGATAGGGAGAAAGCCGCCTCTAGATTTGTGCCAAGGACTACCTTCTATGGCTAATAAGTACAGTAGTGGCAAGTTTGCCATTGCGGAATGTGATCGATGCGGTCAGCGTTATAAGCTAAAAGAGCTTAGAAAGCTGGTTGTAAAGCAGCAAATGAAGAATATAAAGGTTTGTCCTGAGTGTTGGGAACCAGACCAGCCGCAGTTATCTTTAGGTATGTATCCTGTTGATGACCCGCAAGCGGTTCGGGAACCAAGACCAGACACTAGTTATTTAAATTCTGGAAACAACGGTTTACAGGTAATATTAACAAATAGCGTTAACCCAGATGCTAATGGAGTACCGCAGGGTGGTAGTAGAGTATTCCAGTGGGGATGGAACCCCGTTGGTGGTGCTAGAGATAACGGTTTAACACCCAATGATCTTGCCCCATCTTGTTTGGTAGGTATCGTAACAGTAACAACAACTTAGGAGTAGAAAATGTCA